TTAAATTTCATTAACGTGTATTTCACTCGTATATATACCATATATGGTAATAAGAAAATCAACTCTTGTAAATTTATGGTCTTGAAACGCTTCGCGTTTTTGGGACCCCCCCCTCCCAAAGTTTTCTGTCCTCGTCTCTTTCAGAAAAAAGATGGGTCGTCCGGTTTTTTTATTTTATTTACACTGTTTCTAGCTAGCATTTACATTTCCTATTCTACTCAAACGTCCTCAATCTGATCAAGTTAGACGACGGCTTCCGCACGGCCATCATGATATGATCCCCGCCGATACAGAATGCATTTCGATTTCCGTATGCGACTATTTTTTCTGCCAGTATCTTAAAACACTCGCGATGTCAGCTTCAGCGTCTCTCGCCAGTACGATGTCGAACTTGCTTTCGCTCGGATCCAATTTACAGGTATCATCACTCGGAATTGGGCGAAGTAACGCAGGATACGCTCTCGACGTAGCCGGCGACGTGAATTTCACCGGCATTCTCCGGTCTAACGGCCAGGCTTACGTCGGCAGCCAGTGGACCACCAGCAACAACACGCTGACCTACAGCTCTAATGTCTCGATCGGCGGCTCCCTCAATTTCAATGGATCGCTGATGTCCAACGGTGTGCCGTATGTCGGCAGCCAGTGGACCACCAGCAACAACACGCTGACCTACTCCTCGAACGTCTATATTGCCGGATCCCTCACGGTCATGGGCAGCAACGTTGTTCAAAACATCACCGTCCAGAACACCTTGATTGAGTCGTCCAATCTCGTGATCAACAACGCCGGCACCGGCCCCGCTCTCTCGGTCACGCAATCCGAAGTCACCGGTCAGCCCCTCGCGCAATTCATCGCCGGGTCCAACTTGGGTCTCTATATCGCCTCTAACGCCTATGTTGGTATTGGCAAGTCGAATCCCGCTTACGCTCTTGATGTCCTCGGCAGCATCAATGTCTCGGGATCCGTTCTCGTCAATGGAGCGGCTCTTTCGAATAGCTCCGGATCGGGCACTGCCTCTCTGTGTCAATCCCTCTGGTACACCACTTCCAACGTTCCGGCTTCCAATTACGTCGGAACCGCCACATACGGTGGTACCATCGTCCAAAACAACACGACGACGAGCACCAACCCTTTCAGCACCTCAAACGGCCTCTTCACATGCCAGTACGCCGGTACTTATCAGTGCAACTTCACCTCGACGACGGTGGTCCCTCAGGCGATCGTCAGCATCTATAGGAATGGTGCAGCGGTTTCGTCGAGCTACGTGACTTACGGTAACGTGAATAACTCGATTTCCCTGTCGGCAGCCGTGTACTGCAGCGCCCAAGACACCCTCGGCTTCTATGTGACCCAAGGGACGATCCAGGGCTCGGCAAACAGCGGAACCCAGGGTTGCTCGATTTCTCTCATGTCATCGGGAGCGGCGGCAACGGGGATGGGTGTGCCGAATCAGGTGGTTTTCACGAGCAATGCGACGTGGACGTGCCCTACGGGCTTGACACAAATAGAAGTAGAAGTAGTCGGTGGTGGTGGCGGAGGTTCGTCGCTTGGGATAGATGGTTCTAGTCCTATGTGTGGGGGAGGTGGTGCAGGCGCATATACACGAGCGATTGTCAATGTAACTCCCGGCAACGTTTACACCGTTACAATTGGATCTGGTGGAGCTGCGACAAATCCCGGAAGTGCAGGAACTGCATCATCGTTTACATATTCTACTAGTTTGACAATTACAGCTAATCCAGGTGCAGGTGGGCCAAATGTGAACGGTAATGGTTTAAGCGCACCAGGAGGTGCAGGTGGAACACTTGCAACATGCACTGGCGCAGTCTCGCTTTTACAATCTGCAGGTGGTTCTGGTGGATCTTCGGGATTGTTTACTAGTGGTGGGGCTCCCGGAGGCATAGGAGGAGCATCCTACTTTGGAGCTGGAGGTCTTGGAGGAACATCTGGAACTGCTCCAACTGCTGGTCAAGCATATGGGTCAGGAGGGGGAGGAGGTGCAAATTATGCAGGAAAAAATACTGGTGGTGTCGGCGCTTCCGGTGTCGTCATCATCACCTACTTCACCCAATCAGGAGTCCCCGCGACCTACACTGCGACCGCCCCTCTCAGCGTCAGCGGCACGACCCTCAGCATCGCCAACGCCTCCACAAGCAATGTCGGTGCAGTCCAAGTGGGAAGCGGCTTAAATGTTTCATCTGGAACTGTATCAACTTATAACGCATCCTATTTCTTCTATGGAGGTTTATATCATAGTCAATCAACTTATCCTTCTGGAACGTCAAGTTTTACATTGGGTGATGTTACAGATTCAAGTGATGCGGGAGGAACAAGTCCAGCAATATATAATGGATTCACATATCCAACGACAACAAATTATCCTGGCATCGACACAACAAATAATTACATCAATCTGCCAGCAGGAACATGGAAAATAACAATCACTGGATCAGCTCCGTATGCTCAGTCTGCTTTCTGTGCGGTTGCATTATACAACAATACTGATTCTAAAGAAATAACACGTAGCGGATGGTACGCGAGTGCTGCAAATCCTAACGCACTTGCTTTAATCGCTCTTGTTCAACCTACATCAAATAAACAATACAAGATTCAATCTATCAATTTAGGCACCGTACCCCAAACGCAAGCGAATGCGTGTGTAATGAACTTTATAGTGGAGAGATTAGCTTAGAGACGCACTCGTCTTTGCCTGCTTAGGATATATTACTATTTTGCGTATCGCCTAAATCTAATCTTTCCATACAACAAATATAAAGTCTCTTGAAGCATACAAAGCCGAATAAACATACATTTTTTTATCTTCTTTTATTTTTTCACAGTATAGTAGATCCAAATGAAGATCCTCGTCGGCCTCGGCTATTTCGGTAAAATCCTCAAAGGCAAACTCGCTGCACTCAGTCAAACCCCTTTGACCGTAGACCCCTACGTCCCCGACGCAGATTACAAACGCCTCGAGGACATCCCCGCCGAGTTTTGTACCCCAGAGACCTTTTGGTTCGTCACCACACCCGCCACCACCCATAAACGCATCGCCCTCCAGCTGATCCAAAATCGCAACGCACGCCGGATCTGGATCGAGAAACCCTTGTGCACGACCCTCGCTGACACCCTGGAACTCGATGCCATCATCCGCCAACACCAGGTCTACGTCTATTGCGACTTCACCTGGCTGCAACATGAAGTCGTCCGCGCTATCGGCCAATCCCTAGTAGAAGACCCACACATAAAACCCCGCTTCTTCACCATGCGCATCGCCCAGAACCACTTCCTCGATTACACCAAAAACGATGTCTCCCTCCTTCTGGACCTGCTTCCGCATCCGCTGTCTATTTTGCAACACATTATGGACCTCACGCACGACACCTTGGATCTCGAATCCCTAAACTGTGTGTCCTCGGGTATCGACCAAGCTGTCATCATCGGCATAACCCAAAACAATATGCACATCTTATTAGAACTCGATAATACCGCCCCCGCCAAGTACCGTCATATCATCTTCCACAACGGCCCCGAACGCATCGCCTGGACATCTAACGATCCTGTGATATCGAATTCATCATCTGATCCCGATGCCCTGACCCGACACTTGCACCTGTATTTCGCTCAGACCAAGCCTCTTGTCTCGTATATGGATGTGGCCAAAATGATAGACAAATTAGTTCAACATTAAACTTCTTTTCTTTTTATTTTCTATAGGGATACCATATGAACATCCCATTTTGCGATTTGTCTCGCTTACACACGCCATATATCGATCAGTTTGAAGATGTGATCACGCAAACAATTGCTGCGTCTTCTTACATCGGTGGTTCTCCCGTTCGTGACTTTGAAGCCGCTTTCGCCACATACACGAACTCGGTCCATGCTATCGGCTGTGCGAACGGCTCGGATGCTCTAGTCATTGCTCTCCGTGCTCTCGATCTTCCTCCACATTCCTCTGTCATGGTCCCCGCGATGTCGTATGCAGCTTCAGCAGTCTGCATTCTGAATGCTGACCCCACCTTGATTCCGATATTTGTGGATGTAGATCCGAACACTGGTCTGATTCATATTGATAATTTTCTTCATGCGTGGAATCCTACAGTTAAAGCCTTAATCTTGGTGCATTTATATGGACAGGCTATTTCTAGTCCTGATATGGAGATGATCATGAATTTTACAAAATACCATGATATTCAAGTGATAGAGGACTGTGCCCAAGCAGCAGGTGTTCGTGACTCGCAAACCCAAACCCATGCCGGAAACCGCGGCTCTATAGCTACATATTCCTTCTATCCCGGAAAGAACCTAGGTGCACTCGGAGACGGCGGCTGCATCACGACGAACGACTCCAACCTGGCCGCTCGATGCCGCTTGATCGCAAATCTAGGCTCCCGACAGAAATACGCTCATGAAGTCATCGGTATCAATAGTCGCCTTGATGCTTTGCAAGCCAAGTTCCTCCAGATTAAACTCAAGGATCTCGATGCCCATAACGAACAACGCCGCCAAGCAGCTCGCCTCTATGACTCTCTGTTAAAAGACCTAACTCATATCCGCGTCCCCCAACGAGACCCCGCAGTCGATACCTATCACGTCTATTACATCTTCGTGAAAAACCAGGAAACTAGAGCAGCGCTACAAGTCTATCTAAAACACATAGGCATCGACACGAACATCCATTACCCGACCCCGATGAATCGCCTTGAATGCTTTAAGCACTTGCCGAGTGCCAGCCCGGAGGCATGTCCTAACGCCGCGGAATTCGGCAACACCTGTCTGAGCCTGCCCATGTTTCCGGGCTTGACCGAAAAAGAAATAGAGGCAGTTTGCAAAGAAATCCATGCTTTCTTCCAATGATCAGAAATGATCAGAAATGATCAGTAACTCAATACACATACTTTTTTACACGCTGCCAAAAGGTTTTTTACAACGTCTGAAAAAAAATTTAGGGGGGGTTACAAAAACGTTTTTACAGTTTGAAAGCAAATTATTTTTATTACTTCTATATTTTGCAATTAACTCATATTTTTAACATGCCAGAAATGGCCAGAAATGGCCAGAAACGGCCAGAAACGGCCAGAAACGGCCAGTAACCATATAAAGCTTTTTACTTACATTGTAATAAAGAATGACTCCTCGTGATCCCTATTCATGTCCTCGATGTGGCTATACAACTACCAAAAAAACACACATTCGTTATCACCTCTATGATACCAAGAAAGCCTGTCCCGCCATTCTGAAAGACATTGAATTAACAGAATCCATCAAAGAGCATATTCTCAAAAACCGAATATACCATATTCCGGTGGTTCCACCACCTCCCACCATTACACAAACCATTAACAATTTCCAAACCATGAACAACTTCATAGCTAACATGGACCCTATCGAAAAAATCAAGCATGTCACCGATTATTGCCGCGTAGAAATCACAGACTTCGAAGACCGTATTGTCAATGACTATGCGCGTGAGATCGAGTGCCTGGAAAGCAGTCGTCCTCACGATGGAAAACTGGATTTTATGACCATTGTTGATAAACTGACAAAAGCCATTCGCGGAGAACAGCGCAACGAATTCTTCGAAGAGATCAGCGTCGTCTATGACACCAAGCGAAAGCGAATCAAAGTCTACAGCGGTGGATGGGAAGATTACCTGGTTAC